TCTAACTGTATCAATTGAACCATTGACTGCTGCATTACCAACATTAGTATCAGTTGATACTGGAATAAAATCTGAAGTAACAAATTTTTGAACTTCTGAAGTTGTAAGTTTGTACATATACTGAAGTGTATAACCACCCAATTCAAATGGGCCTGTAACTTCAGATGTAGGTTCTGCACCAGAATACGCAACACCACCATTATTGTCAAGTACTTTATATACTCTGAAATCAGTGGTCATAAAGTAGAATGTTGAATCGAATAAGTTTGATGCACCACTAGTTGTCGTATTTGAACTACTAATGTCGTGTTCGTACATATCGTAAGTTGTATTGTTTGCCCAGTTCCTACGAGGAATAACATAAGAAACGTCAGAAGAAGAAATCAACTTAGCAGCAAGCATTGAATCCCACTTGTAAAATTCTGTAGTTATATCGTCACTAGGGGTTGGGGGTGCGTTATCGTTACCACCAGATGTGCTGGTACTAAACGGTGAACTCTTACCTATGAATAGGTAGTATGTAGATGCTGCAGCTTCGCCGAACGATTCTTGGAATTGTTCTGCATTGTGCAATCTAAATTTTTCTGTAATAATCGCTGCCATTTTATTTTTCCATTATCCTTTTATACTTTTATTTATTACGATGGTTTAGTAGGCCACGTAACATCATCAAGTGACGTTGCACTATCTGTAATATCTCTAAGAGCTTGTCTGTATGTTTTCATAGCAGAAGGAATGTTTGTTCCTAACTCTTTGTGCATAGTAACAACCCAATCTGTTTCTGCAAGCATTGTATCTCTACTTCTTCTTAAATCTTGAAGTTTCTGTTCTGAGGTTTGAGGAACTATTCCAGAAGTAAATTTTGACCCATCGTAAGAATCACCAATTTCTACGGAATCTCCACAATCCACCCAAGAAAGAGAAGAGTGAACTTCAAACTCTGACTTTTGAACATCAATAACTTTATTATTTTGAATAAGTGCTTTCATTATGAATACTCCTCTACATAAACAATACCAGATTTACCATTACCACCATTAGCAGATGCAGAACCATTATGGTCAGCACCAGAACCACCAGCGCCATATGCTGTTGAATTAACAGCAGCAAGGGAATTATTGCCGTTTGTACCAGCACCACCCCAATAAGAAGAACCACCTACACCGCCGCCTGGGGGTTCATCAGTGGCGCCACCGCCACCGCCTGTTCCACCAAATCCGCCATGAATGTTAATATCGCCACCAGTTGGTATACCACCATGACCAAGAGTTCCAGTTTTTTGATCTTCTCTGAATCCTCTTTCTCCACCACCAGCAGTACAGTGTGAACCAAATGAGGTAGAACCACCACTATTATTATTATAACTATCTCCTGTTCCACCATTTCCTCCAGGCCCGATTGTTACAGAGACAGACGAAATACCAGAAACATCAATTACTTTAATACAAGTGGCGCCAGCACCGCCTCCACCACCAGAGTTATAACTTGGTGAACCAGAATAACCACCACCGCCACCACCAGTGACATAAACTCTAATTTTATTTACACCAGAAGGTTTAGTCCAAGTACCATTTGCAGTAAATGCTTGCGTAGACAAAAATCTACCAGATGCTTCAATACCTGTTAAAGCTGCACCAGATAATGCTGGAAGAGCACCAGTAAGTTTAGATGAAGAAATTCCAGTAGCAATCTTTGCATCAGTGATTTGAGATGCACCAATCTTTGCAGTTGTTACTGCATCAGTTCCCAACGCAGTTGTATCAACAGCACCAGCTCCAAGTTTTGCACTAGTTACAGCGTCATCTGCTAAATCAGCAGTTGATACTCCACCATCTAAAAGTGCAGTTGCATTAATTTTATCAATTGCCATAGTTCTCTATCCTTTAATGTAATGCTACCCAAGCACTACCAGCGTATGCTTCGATTTTACTTGTAGTACTATTGTATACTATCATTCCAACAGCAGCAGACAACGCATTACGTTGAGTTGTTGTTACCGTGTTTAATTTCATTGCACCACCAGTACCAGTAACAGTAATAGATGTTCCACTAATTGTTGTGCCTGTAACTGCGGCAGGAGTGTTACCACCAACGATACCGTCTACGTTACCTGTCACATTACCAGTGATGTTACCAGTGAACACACCAGCGATTGCACCAGCACCAGTAATAGTAGGTGCAGTCAATGTCTTGCCAGTAAGTGTCTGTGTTGCAGCAGTACCAACGAGTTCTTGGTTTCCACCAGCAGGAAGTGTCAGTGTGTTTGTTACACCAGCACTATGTGGTTGTGCGATAATCTTTTGTCCGTGTGAATTCTGTTCACAGTTCAGTGTGATTGCACCAGAGTTTGAACCACCACCTTGAACCTCTACAATTTGAGTTGCTGGAGTTAAATCCAAATTACCAGATGCAGTTGAAACATTACCAGTTACGTTACCTGTAACATTTCCTGTTACGTTACCAGTAATATTACCTGTCACATTACCAGTTACGTTACCAGTAATATTACCAGTGAATACACCAGCGATTGCGCCTGTACCTGTGATGGTAGGACTTGTTAAATTTTTGTTTGTGAGTGTTTGTGCCGCAGTGAGGAGAGTAACAGTATCAGCAGTAAGAGCAGAACCATTACCAAGTTTGGTATAGAGTTCTACAAAGTTGTCATTGATTTTGTCACCACCAGTGCGTAAAGAATCACCAGTACCGTCATTGGCGGTATTACCTAATCCTAATGCTTGATATGCCATGTTAGTTTTCCTTTAATTTCTTTCTATTATTTATAAGACTTTTTTAGTTATGCTGTATCAAAAGTTCTTACATTATCGTCAAATTCCACGTTATCGGAACTAAACCTTGTGCCACTAGATGTTACAATTATCTCACTAGGTGGAGGCACATTGACTCTTGTTCTATATGCTCCAGCTGGTATGATATATTTATCTATCTCATCGAAAGTAGCATTCGTTGAGTCAAATTTTGTTCCACTATCAAATTCATTACCATTGATTTCTTTTATGGATACTTCATTGATTTTATATGTTCCCCATTGGTCAATAGTATATAAGTCACGAGTTTCATTTCCAGTTTGTGTTGCACTTCTGTATATGCCTGGATAGTTTGGTATCTGTGCATTGTCTCCAATAGGGGGAACTGCAAATGCGTACTTAGGAAGATTGTCTAATGTATTACCACTTGCATGAGAACCTCTACCTGTTCTTAGAACAACAGTAACATCCCTATGCAATGTAACATCTCTTTGTCCACTTGTCAAGTCCGAAGATTCTGGAACACCAACACCAGCATTGACTCTTGCAGTTGAATCATCTATAGTACCCAAACGTCTACCAAATACTGTCGTGAATAGATTAGTAAATGTAGATGCAAGTTCTGGTGAGTATGTATCGTCACCAATATAATCTCCAACAGAACCAGCAGTTGGGTTTTGAATAGTTGCAGATACAAGTGTTGAGAATGAAACTTCACCGAACACATTCCAACCAGCTGGGTGAACAGAACGTCTTACACTTTCTCTCCACTCGTTGATTGATTGTCCAATACGAACCACATATGAATAGTCTTGATAGAAATTAGAATCTTGAACCTTCATTTCAGATTCAGATACTTTACCTTGGTCGTTTACAAAACTACCAACCGTTTGTCCAACTGTTCCAATATTAGAGGACGCTTTAGATGGAGTGGATTGATATACAACACATGTCGCACCTGTTATAGATGTGATTGTGTCTCCCTTATTAAAGTCAACACTTGTGTCAATTTCTAAAATGTGGGTTGTAGGATTAAAGTTTACAACCACACCAGAATGACTTGTTAGTTGATCACCAGCAGTAAAACTACCAGATACATCCTTAACTAACATGTTTCTATTAAGAGTAAAGTCTGGTGCAGATGCATAATCTAAACCAAAGTTTGTAATAGAGATTCCCTCTACATGTCCAACCATTGGAGTCTGAGTTGATGCCGCATATAAACTTGAACCGTTACCAGACGTAGTTGCACTGTCAGATACCAAAGGTAGTTGTATGAAACCATTACCCTTATCAATCATTTCAATCTTAGTAATCTGTCCACGTTCATTCGCATTACTGCCAGGAGCATTACCAAAGGTTGCAGTCTCTATAACAATCTGTCCACCATCTTCCATAACTAGATGGTCTAATTCCCCGACAGTTTCTTCTTGGTTTACATAGAATCTATCTTCTGTAACCATTAAGTTACCATCTTCAGATATAAAATGGTCTGGTGCAGTTGCTTGTTCTAGATTAAACGCACCACCAACAACAGCAATCTTTGCACGAACATCTTTACCTTCAGTGTTATCAACATTGAATACAAGTTCTTCACCGACAGAATATCCCTGTCCACCATCCTCAATTAATATCTCATCAATAGAACCAACACCAGCAGATTCAACACGAGCGGTTGCTGCATTGTTTCCAGCACCACCAGTTACACGAACAGGGTCAGCAGTATTATAATATGCACCCCCTGTCGTTACAATACCTTCAACAACAATACTTTTAATCTCACCAGATATTTCTAAGTCAAGACTAGTATCAATTGTTGTACCAGTTTCTCCAGCAACAAATGTTCCTACAACAGAGTTTGCATCTAGATTCAACTCAGCAATTTGAGTTGCACCTTCTCTAAATTTAATAACTGTTGCAATGATTGCTGTTGCACCAGATGTTCCACCAGTGATTGTTTCACCAATTGCATTATTAAAATCAGATGTTCCTGTTTCAACAATACGAATAACTTTATCTGTACTCCAACGACCATCAGATGGACGAAGTAGATTATCTCTTGGATAAACGATTGATGCTTCTTCATCAAATAGAATACGGAAGAATAATTTGTGCCCTTTCTCCGTACCCTTTGCAGCATACATGTCTTTGATATTCTTAATAAGTTTTCTTTTTGAGAGACCATCTGCAACCGTGTTAGGCATTGCTTCCATAAAGGAATCTCTAAACTTATCAAGGAAAGAATAAACTGTGTTATCAACGTCTGCGTATTCCAGAAGTTGTTGAATATTTTGTACAGGGTTTGCACGATAAGATGATACTGTAGATACTGCTCCACTAGTAGAACCTGTTACAGTTTCCCCTGTTTCAAATAGTTGTTGTGATGTAATGAATAAACGATTGTTATTATCAAAGTCATCTACGAGAACACGAGCAGTTGCTTTACTGTTTGTACCGACAATAGTTTCACCAACAACAAACTTACCTGTAGATGATTCTAGAACAACCTTCTCTTCATCTTCACTAAGAATAAAATTGTTAGTAAGAGTTTCTTCAATAACATATTCGTTTGAACCAGTAAGTGTTAACTCACCTGCTTCAAGAAACTCATAATAGTATTTTAGAAATAAAGAAAAGAGGGGATGGTCTTCCCGAACAAAATCTGGAAGTTGCGACTCAAGATGAGGCGATACCTTATTCTTTAGTGTAGGATGGTTTCCCGACATTTATAAAAACCTTAATATGATGAACTAGTAGCGTATCCAGTTCCAGCAGAAGAACCACCAGACTCGATAGTATCCACTTCAGCAGTTACTTTTGTATTTGTAAAATCTATTTCCAATAGTTGGTTTCTAACAGGAACGATATCATTAGACTTAGGTTGTACCACAACTGAGACAGTTCCATCAGAATTAGATGTTCCTGTAATAGTCAGAGATGGAAGAGTTACCAATCCAGTTGAGTAATCAACTGTTCCTGCTGTGTTATTTAAATAAGTTCTTGTTGTACCACCAACAAGATAGTATGTACGAATGTTACCATTACCATCATCATCAATGAATATAGTATTTGAATTTCCAGCAATAGTAAAACCAGTAGATACTACAATTCCACCCATAGTAGCATTATGCCCAGAGTGTGGGTTATATAAAGCATTACTATAATCTAGTATATACTGAGAAGATGTATTAAGAACAGGTTTGATTGTTTTCTCAATCTTCAAGGTTGTAATGTTTGATAGAATAGAATTATCAGCTGCATCAATTAAACGTGATAGTTTTGAAAATCTAAAGATACCATCAAAGTTTTGCAAGTCACTATTATTATATGTTGTAAGAACATTTGTAACAATAGTCTCAATTGATGTTGCAGTATTTGTAGTAGACTTAGAATCAAATTTTACAGTACTAGTCAATCTAAGTTTTGTTATTTCTGGGTCAACAATAGTTGGACGAACAGATGCAATATTATATCCATCCAGTAATTTTACAATACTATCTTTCTGTGCCTGTGTTAAATTTACACCAGACTGTGTTTTGATTGCAAGGTATACTTGTCCATATCTTGGTGGGTTATTATCTTCACCACCCCACACTTGAATTGCTTTTGTGTCAGCATATACTTGTGGTACGATTGTTTTATAATCTTGTGTTGTTACTGCTCTACCCTGTGATGAATAATCAAGAGGAGCATTATATTTAATTGATTCTATTGTTTCTGGTTCTGCACCACCAGATGCAGATACAAGAGTTGCAACTGTGATATCAGATTCTCCACCAACACTAGTTCCACTGAATACACTTGCACCGTTTGCTTTATCTTTGTTAGTAACAATATATTCTAGAATTACAATATTACCGTCTGTTGGTTTAGACCCAACAACACCATCGCCAAAGTAAACTTCAAACTTTCCATCTTCAACTTCCTGTAGAAAATATACATCTGATGTTTTAGTAACTTGTGAAATATCAGTTGCAAGAGTATATGTTGTTAGTGTTGCATCTGATACTGAATTTTGAACTGAAACTTTTAATGTGGTTGTATCTGCACGAGCATCTGTAACCATATACTTCTTATCAAGGTTCGCACTATCTACAGTATACTTTGCAGTAACTAGTGTACCTTCATAGATTGGTAGATTAACAAAACGTGTAATACCGTTTACAGGTGAAACAGTTTGAGCTGCATTCACAACAAATCCATATGTAGAATCATTTACCTTAGTA